ATTGCTACGGTTGACATTTTAACTATGGTTGACCAAACACCTTTACGTGTATCACGCCATGCTTCTAGTAAGTTACGCATTTCTGATATATCTTTTCTAGCATCATCGTCATGTAGTCCTACTTCACGCAAGGCTGCTGTAGCTCCACGTTTGGCTGCACGATCTAGCATATCTTCTAATTCTTCAGGTGTCATTATCTTAAACCTTTAAGTACCACAGTGCAGGTGCGCCACCAGTGCCACTAACAGCTTTTGGGTTATAGAGAGATTGCTGCCTAGAATAGCCTCCACCACCACCATAACCACCACTGCCTACACCAACAGATATGTAAACATTGCCACTTGCACCGTAGTTATTAGCTGAAGCAGCACTGCCTCCACCAAAAGGAGTATGTCCATGTTCTGCATTTACACCATATGTTCCTGCAGTAGTAATTTGTTGATATGCACCTTGGGCTTGACCAAAAGCAGTATCGGCTATACCTGTAAGCCATTTTGTGCTAGATGCAGGGTTGCCACTTTCTTTAATATGGCCTCCGTGTGGTGTTACGCCATATCCTGCAGCTACGGTATCAGCAGTTCCATTTAGTCGTGATTTGTCAGACAGATTAAAAAAGTCTACTGATCCACCACCACCATTTGAATAGCCATTATTTGCAACACCTGCACCACCGATTCTCGATGCGTACTTTGTTATTCTAGCACTTGATCCTTTTGTTCCTACTGATGTAGTTGATGCATTACTATCTGTACCAGATTGCGCTCTTACTAAAGTATTACTATCTCCAACAATCTGCCAATCTGTATAGTTCCCAGACCCTGATGAAGCTGTTGGTGCAAAAGACCAACCTTCAGAACCATCAAGTACTATCTGCCAAAGGGCTATACTTGATGCACTACCAGCCCCAGAACCGCCACGTGAAACCATTACAAAGTTATATGTGCCAGCAGCTAAAACCGTACTAGTAGTTGCTGCAGTTACTAATGTATAGTATGGACCACCATCAGGTACAGCACCATTAACTGCACCGCTAGCATCTGTATAGTTAAAAGATGATTGTCCAAAATACTGGTTTATATTCTGTGAACCACCAGCAGACACGTTTATAATATCACGAATGTCACTGTCGTTTAGAGAACACAAAGTACCACTAGTTCCTCCTGCTTCTACATGGAGTTGATCAAGAGATAGAGAATTTGGTGATGTAGGCAATGTCATTTATTTTACCTTACAAGCTCTATAGTATTATGAGAATACATCCAAGACGTACCGTCATATCCTGTTTGAACAGCTATACTAGAATAGCTACCTGATCCGGGGGCATCTTGTGATTTAGTATATACTTTTAAATCATTTGAGTTATGCATGGCCTGAGTTGCATTAACCTCACCTGCTGTATCAAAAGACCAGTTATTTGCATTATTACCTCCTTTAATAGCCCATCCAATTATACCATCTGATACAGAGGGATTTACTGAGGGAGTAGAAGCACCCGAATGGTTTGGAGCTAATGTTGTGCTAAAATTTCCTGTACCGGGGGCAGGTGTGCCTAAAGTATTTCCATTACTGGCTCTGCCTACAGTTGTTGAACCACGATGGTTAATACTGGTGCAGCCATCTGTTGCATACTTTACTGCAAAAAATGCAGCATTTCCAGTTTGATCATAAGTGGCATTTTGTATGTTTGGATACCAAGTAAAACTGTTTGGAGTACTTGGACCACAAACAATAACTTGTGGGGCTAAAGAATTAGATATACCAACTCCTGCAGACCAAATCAGTCTGGTTGCATAGTATAGTACGCCTTGGGAGTGGGCGTTGTACACAGATCCAAGATAAGGAAAATGCCCAGTTGTGTCAGCATAATTGAAGTGTGCTAATAAAATAACATCGTGATTACTAACACCTCCTGGAAAAGAGAAAGTTTGTGACGCAACACCGCCTGTGTTAGTAGCTGATACAGTTTCAGTATCACCTAAGAGTTGAGCAGACTGACCAAAATACTGTTGAATATTCTGTGAGACAGCAGAAGAAACACCTATAATATCACGAATATCAGTATCATTTAAAGAACAGAGCGTACCACTAGTTCCCCCTGCTTCTACATGAAGCTGGTTAAGAGATAGAGAATTTGGTGATGTAGGTAGAGTCACTATGCACTTCCATAAGCTGTTACGTTATCTTCAACTTCTAAAGCACCTGCAGAACTTAATTTAAATCTATCAACACCGTTGTACTTAAACTTTAAGTCTGTGCCTGATTGATATATAACCCAACCAGCACCGCTTCCACCACCAACGTCTACGTTACCAGTTGTAACTGTGCCTGTAGCGTTATTTGTTGTAGAATCTACATATGCTTTTACAGACTGTTGCGTTGGTACTTTTGTAGCACTATTAGAAGCCATATTATCTTCGTCTACAAAGCTGTCAATAGTTATTGAACCGTCTGTCAAGTTACCAAACTGCACATCACCAGTTACAGTTAGATCGTCACCTACAGTAAGGTCATCGGTTACAGCAACATCATCTGCATATACTGTTCCACCGTAGTAGCCATCTTTCCAGCGTAACGTTGTTTTACCATTGTCTATCAAGTTATTAACTTTTGGAAAGACTGCACCAGAGTCAGCTTCTAATTCATTTGACGGTCCAATCTTGTTAATTGTAGCCCCACCGCCTGTTGTACCATCGTGATTGTGACCTGTAGAAGCGTGCATGGCACTTTCTATTGAGTTGTATTCGTTGTTAAACAAGTCAGCATCAATAGGTTGACCGTTAGCTAACGCTCCTGTAGTATCCTGTCTAGTGTATCCATTGGGCATATTACTGTTCCTTACTGCCTGTCATTCCGTTTATATTCTAAAACACATGTGTCTAATGTGAAGGAGGGATTTGATGTTACATCTGCAATACGTAACGCTACTGTATCTCCTGACCCTATAATATTTACAGGGTATATCTTTTCTAGTGTGCCACCAAATGTAGCACCCCCTGATGCTGCAAAGGTAACACCAGCACCCCCAAAAAAAGATACAGAACTGGCGGTAGTTGTTATGTCTATATTCTCTGGTTGTAAAATATCGCCACGTGTAGCTGATTCAAAATCATACTTTACTCCAAAGTCTAAGTCAATAGTACCTTCTGGGTCTATAAATAAAACTGCTTTATAAAAAGTTTTTCTAATTTGTGGGTCATCAATGGGCATGAAAGCAGATTGAAAAATAGCTTCAATAGCTGTGCCATCAAACGTAGTTCCTGTATCCAGCGTGTATGCATAACCATCATTGTTTGCAAAAGCTATTGTCTCTGCAGCGTTTGTTATACTATAGGAACTGTCTATAACGTTTGCTTTTATTCCTTTAGTAGTTGACCACTCAATACCTTCTGCTCCTTGTGCAGATTTTTTAGTGGCTATCAAACCTCTAGCTGAAGAAACTGAACCAGATGAAGAATAAGAAAAAATCCTATACTGTGATTTTTCTCTGAATACAGTAGAGCAGTACGAAGTAGAACCACTTAGGAAAGAGGAAGCATCTTCTTTTATTTTATCAGAAGCTACGTCTAATGCAAAGTCACCAATACGATCAGTAGCAGATAATAGTCTTAGTCCATCAGGAGCGAGATACATTATGTCTCCACCTACTTCTTGAACTGTGTCTCCATTAATACAACCTATGTTTTCTGTGATAGGCTGTAATTGAAAGTCTGCAGTAGAACTACCTGTTAATCTACTTACAGTATCTGTAGTAAAAACAATTAGTTGATCACGAAACACTACTAAACCTGTAGTATCATGTGCTAAGTTTATAGTACCTGCACCGTCAGCTACTGCAAAGTTATCTACTGTAGAAGGTGCTGTAAAGAAAAGTTTATTCTCTTTGGTATAGAAAGCTGTATTCTTAAATATTACTACACGTTCTGCACCTATAACATCTGTATTTATATTTGCACTAGCGGCTGTTAAATTGGTTTGTGCGTTGTCTGTTGAATTATATATACTAGGATAACTCTTACCATCAACAAATACATATTTTTCATTTCCATCAAAATTAAACTCAGCGTATTTTACTTTTCCACCTAGAGTATTTGTTGAAACATTAGTAAAAGTCCACCGTGTACCATCACTATAGTAGTATGCAGTTTTATTTTCATCCGTAGAAAGAAGATCTCCAAAAGTAACAACAACATTATCAGACAAAGATTGAGCAGTAGAGAGGGTTATATTATTTTGATTTGTTACTGCAGACACCTCGCATGGTGCTGAAATTCCTGTTCCTGTTACCTGCATTCCTACTTTTATATTAGTAGCAAAACTAAGTAAAACATTATCAGCTACGCTAACACTAGTATCTAATACAATACTATTTTGACTTGTTACTGTTTTTACTATGGCAGTACCAGTAATACCAGTACCAGTCACTAGCATACCTTTAGTAATAGTTCCGTAGCTTGCACCTGTACCAGCTATCGTAGCACCTGTTATTGGTCCTTCTGCTAAACCTGTACCTGCTATAGTAGCTGCTGTTATTCCACCTGATCCATTTACTGCAGTTATTGTAATAGTTGCATCATTAGCAGTAGTAGCACCATTTAACTGTGTACCTACTACTTTAATTGTTTCACTAGCTGTGTAACCTGAACCTGCTGCAGAGATAGCTACAGTATATGCAGTACCTGTTTTAGTAATGTTAAATGTAGCACTACTTCCTGAACCACTATAGCTAGATTGTGTTGGGTTGGTGTATGTAGCAGCACTAGAACCTACCGAGGTGACTGTCGCAGTTGCGTTGTTTGCTGAAGTAGCACCACCTAAGTTTGCACCTACTACTGTTACTGTTTCTCCAACTTTAAACCCTGTACCTGCTGCATTTATTGATGCTGAATATGTACCGCTTGTGTTTGTTACATTAAAAGTAGCACTTGCACCAGCAAGAGAAGATGCACCTGTCACTCCTGTAAAGGTACGTACTCTATCTAAAGTTAAAGTAGCTCCTGAAGTAACAGCACCATTTACAGTAGCTAAGGCTGTATTGGTATCAAGAACTAATGCGGTAGCAGATGATATAGCTCCATTCACAGTCGCAGTAGCAGTTTGTCTTTCTAATACAGTAGCAGCAGATACTTTACGAGCAGCTATTGTTCTTGCGTTGGATACTACTTTAATTCCTAATACATCCCCTGTTCCTGGAATTGCAAAGTTTGTAAACTTTTCGTAGCCTCTTATCTTTTTATAGCCACCTTCTTTATCTACCTCAAAGTTTTGTAAAGTAGAAGCAGAACCAACAGCATTAGTTCCTTGCTGTAGCAAACTCATGTTAGAGATTAAACCACCTCTAAATTCTATTGGAAATGTATTCCAGCCTGTAGCCATTAGAAACTAACTCTTCTGTCTCTTATTTCTTTATAAC